AAACCTTATCATTATGACAACTTTTCAAGACCTTATTAAAATTGAGCCTAAACTTGAACAAATCTCCGATTACGTAAAAAAACAAAATGAGATTGCGCAAAAAGATGAAATATACTGGCATAACATTTGGCATTTTACTAAATTAAAAATGAGAAGGCTAATAGACAATGATGATATTATGTACGATAATGAAAATTATAATATAGTACATGATTATCTATATTCTTTAGGGTATAATATGAAATAAACTTAATTTTTTAAAACTTCACACAATGAAAACACTATTTTTTATTTTACTATTTAGCGCTGCAAGTTACGCGCAAACAGACACGGTATATTGTATTCAAATACTTAGCACAAAAACACCTGAATACGTTACAGCGGAACAGCTTAATATTATGCCATTCGACACGGTTATGTATGAACAGGCTGGCAATTATTACAGGCTTATGATAGTTTATTCAGATTTGTTTGAGGCTGAAATATCATTAGCTTCATGGCAGCGTGCTTATTCAGATGCTTTTATTTGCCGCCGTACTTTTGCGCAGGCTTCACAACTTAAAAAATTCTATACCAATGAAAGCAATTGATATAAGATTTAACGTTGTGCATCAAAAAAAAGGCATACTACAGCGTTTATTATTAGAAGCCAACAGATACAAGCCTTTGACATTCGAACAGGAACGTACAGCCACACGTGAACAACTGATAAATCACAATATGATGTTTGCCATAACTGTAGCGTTTAGGCATTATGTCACATCGGTTGATATCATGGATATAATTAGTGAATCAATGATAGGACTAATTAAGGCCGCCGATAAGTTCGACCGTAATAGTGAATATAAATTTATATCATTTGCAGTTTATCAGATGCGCTCAGAAATTCAAAACTTTATAAATAGCAAACGCGATATTATACGCTATCCCGATAAGGCATATATAGTTAAACATCAGATGAGAAATATACATGATGAAACAACTGAGAACATAGCTAAAAAAATAAAGGCATCTGAACATTATGTAAACATGGCTAAAAACATGTTAGGCTTTGTAAGTCTTGACCATACAGATGATGATGGCAATGAGTTGTATTCGCCCGCTTCTGATTCACAAACAGATGCAATAGCTTTGCAATCCGATAACGAAAAGGTGTTTAACTACCTAATCAAATATTTAAATGATTCTGAATACAAAGTTATTCAGCATAGATATTTAGAAGGCTTTGCAAAAGACTATAAGCAAATAGGACAAATGATAAACGTTACAGGTGAACGTGCAAGGCAATTAGATAAACAGGCATTAGACAAAATAAAAAATCAATATGCAAGAATCCAAATGGGTTAGGGAACTAATTTTAAGCGGGCAACCCGATACTATTGAACTTGGCTTAATTCTAAATGATTCGTTTAACTATTTTCCGTTAACCCGTAAGTTTTACAGAAAATATAAGCGCTTAAAGTTCTGGCATCCATCGCGGCACTATACAGTTTTAGTATCAGAATCGCGTTATTATTCATGGGTTGCACTATTGAACAACGAACTTAAAACGCATCGGGCTTATTTTTGGCTTGACTTTCAAGAACCAAAGTATAAAACGCCATGGCAGCATTGGCAACAACATATTACAAATTATTTAAAATGGCCTTATAAAGGTCCAATGTTTACAGGCGGCGGCCATCCTTATACTACTATGTTTGCACGTTGGCGTAATTAGACCATGTCGTTAACCTCAACGATATGGTTAATACATCTTACCGTTTGCTAAAAACTTATCGGCCCAAACATTAACCTGTTCTGCATAAAAGTTACCTTGGTCATCGACATTAACAAGGGCAAAACCATTAGCCCACAGTTGCCTTTGAAACCTTGGCATATATGAAAAGCCTTTAGACTTTATATCAAATAAACCTCCGATGTTAAACGCGGCTTTGTTCCCGGTGTGGTAACATTGAACGCGGTGTGTGTGTCCAAACATAACTGAGTGTTGTGTTTTATCTAAGTGCGCCTTTGCTGCATGAATAGAAGTGTAAACGCCGTGGACTATGTCTAAGTGTTTGCCTAACGTGAAAAAATCAGACTGCCAATCTGTTTTAACTTCCCATCCGCGTTCATGAAGATATAAGGCTTCGCATGGGTTTATTAAGGCGCCTCCGTACTTTGCGTTGTCCTTTTCTTTTATATGCCTAAAGTATCGGTCTTCATGGTTGCCAAATAAAAAATATTTCTTAGCACCTTTGAACGCGCTGTTAATATCATCAATACCCTGCAATCCATCGATATATTCATCTTGCAATGTAAGGCCCGATAAGTTGGCTAATGATTCGGCGTTATAGCTTCCTAAAGTATATAAGTCTAAGTAATCGCCTGCTAAAACAAGTCCATGCAAAGTTGTTCCCATTTCACTAATAAGCCTTAGTAGCTTTTGCCATAGTATCTGATTGTGAAACGGTCGATGTACATCGCTAATTACTAACCAGCGCTGCAAACTTTTGTTTTGTCGGCGCTTTTCATTTATTAGGTTTTTCCAATATTCTACTTCTTCATTGGAATGTACTTTAATTTTAGGTCGGTATAACATGGGGCTATAATTTAATGTCTTGACAAAATGTATTGAGTAGGTATCTCAAATTGTCTAATAAGTCGGCCTGTCGTTCTTCACCTTTGCCTTTAATGATTCGGCGGCTGTTATCTGATTTGATACGTAAACAGTCCATACGCAAGCCTTGGCATTTATCTTCATAAATCTGAAAGTCGGGGCACATGCTTATAATAGTGTTTGTTTGCACGTAACTTTCAGCATGCAGGGGGTTAGCTTTAGGCACTACAAAGAACCGCGCGGGTAACTGCAATTCTTCCTGTATAATTTCGTAATATGTTTTTGAAACGCGCTGCCTACCATCGGAACGGTCACCACTTGCATCGCCTGTTATTAGTAGCGGAATAGTGCAAGGGTAAATAGCAGTATCAGACCAACGCCCTATTTTCTTATTTGTTTCTGCAAATATCCATTCCCTAAACGCCTGGCATGTATCATATATTGAAGCCTCGCCGCGTTCTTCACTACCTATCTTAAATTCCTTTACGATGTGTACGCCATAGCGATAACGTGAACGTGCTGATACGTCGGGAGCTAATGTAGTTTTTCGCATAACCGCCGCGGTCATAGGTATTTTATTAAAGTCAAACGAAACGTAAATTTGTTCCGTTTCCCAATTGATTTTCTTTGAAGGCTGAAATACTTTTTGTTGTATGCTTTTATCTTTTAAAACATAAACCCATGCTTCACCTGAATAGTCAACAAATACAGATTTATATTCCTGTTCAAATGTTAGGCGGTCAAGGTCGCGGCTTGCATCGGCTACTTCATCTGGGTCAATATTTGGGTTATCTGTTGTTTCCATTCGGAATGTAATCCAACTATTAGAACCGTTTTCGCTTTGTGGTAAATCTATGTCATTATAACAATTCTTTTCTACGTTGCCAGCCTTAGCGCCGTTTCTACATAGTTCGTACCAATAGTTATCTTTGCCCGCAGCGGTACCAATAAAAAACGCCTCACCTTTGTAGTCAGTCAAGGTAGGGCGGCTTACAGTTTTCCAATGGTATTCTAATATGTGGCTTGGTATCTTTTGCGTTTCTTCATAAATAACGCGGTGATATTTACGCCCGCGCCCTTTGTCCTTTCGCCCTTCATCGCCTATGGACCAGACTTCTAAAACGCCGCCGTTTAAAAACTGCATTATTTTAGATGTTTCGTCTTTGTGTTTAATAATGCCGCCTTCAGATATAGTCTTGTAAGTATCTACAATCTTATTCCAGCTTTGTGCAAAGTCCTTAAAGTCATCGACAAATATACCTACAAACTTACCTTCAAATACGGCAGGGCTTATAAGCGGCAATGCAACCGAAGTAATCAATTCAGTTTTACCGAAACGGCGTGCGCAAACAATACAGTTAAACCTTCGCTTATTATCTAATATTCGTTTTTGCCCTGTGTGCGGCTTAAACAGTTGTATGTTTATGTTACGCGGCACTACTTAGCTTCAGGTGGATACTGAATGTTTATGTTAATGTTTTTATCATCCTGCGCTTCACCCTTCGGTTCTATTATGCCATAGTTAAACCCTAACAAAAGTTTAGTAATTGCAGGATTTGATTTGCCATCTAAGCCCCTAACTACTTTGTTTGTTAGTATTTTGTGTTTCGCCCGCGCTATAAATACCGAAAATTCAGGCCTTTCGGCGTAATTCAAAAGCGTATCAGCATCGCAATCTAAAAAATCAGCTAAACCATAGATAGTATATGGTATTGGGTCTGGCAAATCAATTACTTCATAATAGTCACGAGTTTTAACAACTTCTTTTTTTGTACGTGATTCGCAATAATCAAAATAGGCTTCAATTTTACTTTGCAGTTCTTCAGGCGTTTTAAATAACAATTTTCTACCTGCAATTCCTTTCATATTTTCGATTTAAGAAACTTTTAATAAGTTTTGATATCTACACACCACTTTAATATAAAAATGCCTTAAAACACCGTTTAAATAAGTTTTAGGACTATATCTATATTAAAGTTTATTTATTATTTTATATTATTTATTATTAAGTGTAACATTAGTAACATAATTGTAACACATAAAGTATTGATTATTATATATTGTTACACTTGTTTACAATGTTACACTAATTATTACACATATATGCGTGTTTTAAATATTGATTCACACATGTATGTATGTGTGTGTATGTGTGAATTTTGCTGTAACAATGTTAACATCCGTAACAAGCTATGAAAATCAACGTTTTATAAGTTACATTTCAGTTACCTATGTTACAATTTAAAATAAAAAACCGCTGCACTTGTTGAACAGCGGTTAGCGGCAAACCGCAGTTAAGGCAAAAGTAAGATTATTTTTTTAATTATCAAATTTTCCATGATAAAAAACAACATTATCTCTTTGATAGTTGAAAATATTGCCATCTTTAAAACCTAAACGGTATTTTCTATTAAAATTTTTATGATTAAAAAGTAAGTGATGTAAAAATTTACCTTGGTAGTTTATAAACTTATTTTCCCTAAAATACCATTTATAATCTACAACACTTAAAAAGTCTTCATCATCAACCATAAATTTAATGATTTCGCCATTTTTTCTTTTTACTTTAACTTGCATCATAACATAAATATTTAAAAAATATAGCCTTACAGTCCATAGGGGTCTCACTTCCTATTTCATGCAAGGCTATTGATAATTTTATGATTCTATAATGTGAGACCGAATCAACGGCACAAATATAATACTTTTATTTTTCTAATTCATCATTAAACGCTGATTTTTTAAGCAAATCAGTATAATTCATGCTGCCTTTGCGGCTAACATCGCGCCCAAATATTTTACCAAACTTTTCGGCTGCATCTTTAACGGCGTAAGTTTCCGCGGCGGGTGCAGCTTTTTGCACACCATCGGTTTTAACTGCATTCCAATCGGTAGCCCCTGCGCCTTTGTCAGTTTGAATTGGGGCAGCGCCTATGCCATCTTGCCACATTGGTTGGCCTGATATAGGGTTAATTACATGCAGCCTTACAGTTACTACTACTGAGTTAGCTACTATCTGTGTTGAACGTATTTCTACGTTAAAATTGCCAAAGATACGCGTTAACAGATATTCTATTTTTTCAATAGGAATGTATTTATAATCGCGAATCATTGGATGCTGAACTAACCACTTTGCGGGCGGGTCTTGGTTCAATAATACCGTTAGTGCATTTTGCTTTAGACTGTCTTCATTTTCAATTAGAAGTTCTTGAAGTGTCGGAAGTTTTGTTAGTTGTGTCATGGTTTGTTATTTTAAATGTTATAAATAAACTTTTGTACCTTTTTGAATTTCTCTGCCACTTTCAATAATAAACAGTTTTGCTTCTTTTAAAGATTTTGCTTTAATCTCTTGTGTGCAAAATGAATCATTAGTGTTTGCTGTGCGTGTCCAAGCTTTGTAAGTTTTCATAATTTTAAATTTATTTAGCCCAATTAGGCAATGAAAGAATATGAATTTTGTTATCTGTTGTGTAGCCGTGAAAATTATTAGTTTCCTTGCATTTTTTAAGCGTTTCAATATCGGCTAAATATTCTTGGCGGCCGCGTTCAATTGCTTCGGGGTCAAGTTCATAAAGTTCAACATTAAACGGCGCTTCTTTTTCAACGGCTATAAATATAAAGCGTTCAGCCTTTGTTAAGTCCATATAAAACGCGGCTTGAACGTGATAGCGATAATTCCAAACAGATTTTGCAAATTCGCCCGGTGCTGAGTTAGTTGTTGTTTTAAGGTCAATGCAAACGTTATACTTTGTATTTAAAAAATCTACTTTGCACTTTGCGTCAAGGTCTGCAATTTTTCCAAATATAGGTAATTCCGCTTGGCCCTGTTCTAAAAGTATCGCAGCCTTCGGATGTGATAAAACAGCCAATCGAATGTTTAGGGCTAATTCGTAATCTTTAAGCGATACAAATAATTCTTTGCCTTCGGATTCAGCAATAAATGATTCATAAATCAATTTACCTTCTTTTGTGCGGCGGTCGCATTCAGGCAATACGGCGTAATTATTCTGGTTAAATACAACACTATGAACTAAACTGCCTAAGTTCATGGCTGAAGTTGGCGCTTGTTTTTCGCCTTCAATATAGGCTTTATAGTGCGCGGGTGACTTATGTACTAAGTCTAAAAGTGATTTACTGATGTACTCAGTTTTTGAGTGATACTCTTGGTTTGTCATAACTGTGGTTCGATTAAAGATTAAATTTTAAAAATATTTTATTAAATAATAGCACAAATTTAAAAAGGTTTTTTAACTTTGCAACACAATTGAATGAAAAAATAAAAAATTTATGAAAACATTTGAACAGCTATCTATTAGATGCGACATTTTAGGCATCAGTATTTCGGAACTTTGCAGGCGTGCCGATGTAGGGCGGCAAACGGTTGAATATTGGTCTAAGGTAGAACCGCAAACATTGACTATCTATTTTAAACTTATGAATGCTTTAAACCAAATAGAAAATGAACACAATACAGCTAAGGCCATATCAATCGAAAAGCGTAAGCGACATAAGAGAGAGCTATAAAAGCGGTAACAAAAAAGTTCTATTTGTGTTACCAACGGGCGGCGGCAAAACTGAAACGTTTATTTATATGGCAATGGAAGCAATTAGTAAAGGTAAGCGCGTTTATTTCTTAGTGCATAAAAAAAACCTTGTAAATCAAATTTCAGAACGTTGCAGGCGATACGGTTTAAAGCATGGATTCATAGCGGGCAATAGACCGAAACAGTATTATTTGCCAGCGCAAGTGTGCAGCGTTCAAAGTTTAAAGAATCGGCTTAATGAAGTGCCACAGCCTGACTTACTAATTATTGATGAAGCGCACCATGCAAACGCGGGAACATGGAAGGATATTTTAGATTTTTACGCGGATTCTGTTTATGTTTTGGGCGTTACTGCTACACCGTGGCGCGGCGATGGCCAAGGATTGGGCGATGTATTTAGTGATTTAGTATTAGGGCCGTTACCTGCTGAGTTGGTTAAAATTGGTAACCTTGTGATGCCTGAATATTACAACTTTAAACCTTTGGCGGATTTTACTAAGATTAAAAAAGATAAAAACGGCGAATACAAAGCAGATGACCTATTTAAAGAAATGGACAAACCTGCGATTACGGGAAATGCTGTTGAAGAATACAAACGTTTAGCAGCGGGTGAACCTGCAATTTATAGTTGTGTAAATATTAAACATGCCGATAACGTTGCAGCGGCATTTAATGAAGCAGGGTTTCGGGCGGTTTCTATAAATGGAACTTTTGATGAAAATGAAGTTAAAAATATTATATCGCGGTTCGCGATTCGCGATATTCAGATATTAACGTTTTGCGACCTTATAAGCGAGGGTACAGATATACCAGCTGTTTCAGTAGTTGGAATGTTACGCCGCACTATGTCGCTTAGTTTATATTTACAGATAGTAGGGCGTGGATTAAGACCTATGCAAGGTAAAGACCGCTGTTTAATACTTGACCACGTTGGTAATCAAAAATTACACGGGCATCCACTAATGACACGCGAATGGACATTGGAAGGAATGCAAAAGCGAAAACGAAAAGATACAGATGAACAGATTGATAATGAATACAAAGATTGTACAGAATGTTTTAGAACTTATGAAAAAACACACTTAAAATGTCCTTACTGTGGTTTTGTTGAACCTGTAAAGGTAAGCGAAATTGAACAGGTTGCAGGCGTTGCAGTAAAAGATGAAACAACATTGGACGAACTATTGAAAGCGAAAAAAAGTGAACAAGGCAAAAGTAGAACGTTATCGGATTTATGGGAACTGAAAAATAAACGCGGGCACAAAGACAATTGGGTTTACTACATTTTCGAAAGCCGTATTTTAAAAGAAAATGGCAGTATTGACTGGATAAATAAAAAGTACGGCTTAGATGCTACGAATCAGAATGATTTAAAAGCAGCCGCCAAAAGGGCATGGAATAATTTTTTAAGAAGTAAAAAGAACTATTTATGAAATGGAAACCACACGAAATAGAACTACTAAAACAGCAATATTCAGATTCAACTATTTACGAACTCATGCAGATGCTAAATAAAACTTCGGGTGCAATTTACAACCAGGCATATTTAAATAAGTTAAAAAAATCTGTAGAATATGAAGAAAATCGCCGATTGCAAGATATTGAAAACTTAAAAAAAAATACATTAACACGCTTTAAAAAAGGGCAAACACCTTGGAACAAAAATGTAAAAGGCTACATGAGTGAGAATGCAACAAGTTTTAAAAAAGGGCAAATTCCGCACAACACCCGAAGCGAAGGCGAAACGCGAAAAGACAAAGATGGATTTGTATTAGTAAAGATAGCGCATAGAAAATGGATTAGAAAGCATAGGATAATTTGGGAACAATCAAATGGCGAAATACCTAAAGGCTATGTAATAAGAATAAAAGATGGTAATAAAGAAAACTATTCTTTAGATAATATGGAACTAATAACGCGAGCCGATAATATGCTATTAAATACTGTGCATAGATTCCCAACTGAGTTAAAACAAACAATCAAATTATTAAAAAAACTTAAAAAGAAAATCAATGAGAAACAAGATTCAAGACCTTAGAAACATGCTATTTGAACAAATGGAACGCTTAATGGATGATGAAGCGGATTTAGCAGTAGAAACACAACGCGCCGAAGCCGTTGCACAAATTGCAAATGTTTTAGTGCATTCAGCAAAAGTTGAAGTAGATTTTTTGCGCATGGTTGGCGCTGAAGGTAGCGGAACTGGTTTTATTCCTATGGACACACAAAAACAAATAATATGAAATTTAAACTTTTTGTAATATCTATTATGATATTAGTGCTATTATTTTTTATTGCAGCAATATTTCCATTCTGCAAACCACAACCCGAAACAATCATTAAAACCGTTTACATAACACGTGACACCTGCGATACTGACAGCGATTTTATAAACGCAATCGGACATATTGAAACGCTAAACACAGATAGCTTAATAGGTGACAGCGGCAGGGCTTATGGCAGGTATCAGATGCACGCGGTTTGTGTTAAAGGTTCGGGCCTTGAAGACCTGCTAAATTATCAGCACAAAGATATGTTTGATTCAGTAAAGGCTGAACGCGTATTCTGGGCAGCTATGGGCGTTCATTGTTACACCTACGCACAAAAGTACGGTAAATATCCTAATTACCTTGAACTTGCGCGTATGTGGAACGGCGGCCCAAATGGACATAAAAAACAAAGTACATTAAATTACCTTAAAAAATTTGAACAATGCCAAAGAAAAAATTAACAGATTACGAAATTCTTTTAGAAATTTACAGACGCGTTTATGCTGTTAGCGAACCGCCTGCTGATTTCGATGAACTTG